AGCCAAGTATTTTGACCATCTGGGCTGGATTCAGTTATCAATCCTGCCTGCGATGGTGATAGTTCTTCAAATAGTAATTGTGAAGTCATAATAAGTCCTTTTATTTTATACCTTGTCAATCATTGGTGGTTTCGCACTAATTGATGTACCAGAAAAATCTACTACGACTGTTCTTGAAGGTACATCAACACTTACAACTGTTCCAGTTGCGTCTATTGACTGTGCAACAACCATATCATTCATATCGTTCATAACGTCGCGTGGTACTGGAAATTTATTTCGCAGTTGCATACGCGTCAAACGTTTTTTGAAATGTTCTGATAATCTTACAGTATCTGAAACGTTAAAGTTTTCCATGATTTAATCTGTTGTACCAAGTTTCATTTTACGACCATCGTCGAAATGAGCAGGTTTGGGTGTTGGTTCCAGAACCTTAGCAGGTTGCTTACCACCATTCTTAAACTTGATGTTGCCTTTGATGTTGTCGTCTAATTCCTTAGAAGAATTACCATGTTTCTTCAGTGTTTTCTTACCACCGTTCTTGAACTTGATGTCGCCTTTAACGTCGTCGTCCATAACAGTTCCAGAATTGCTGAATGCTGCTTCTTTAGATTGCTCAACAACAGCTTCGCCATCTTTTTCTTCAGTCTCTACATCACCAAGTATCAAAGAACGTGTCTTTGCAGTCACGTATTCACTGAAATGACTATTAGCCGTTTCTGTATCTTCCTTAATTAGTGATTCAAGCATTTTTTGAATTGCTTCAAGTCTTTTTGCCTTATCCATTTTAAATCCTCTTTAAATTTTTAATCGTTATCAGTTTTGGCTTCTTCGGCTTCTTCTGCACTTCCATACAATACATCTTGCATCTTACCCTGTAGGTAATCATGGAAATGAACTTCTGCTTGTTCACCTTTATCTTTTATTATGTTATCAAGCATCTTATCTAATTGCTCTTTGTCAGACATAATCTTCTCCTTTTATTTATAAGTTTCAATATATTTATCAACTTTTTACGAGGTGTTACCACCAGCTGGTGGTGGACCACCAGTACCACCACTCATTTCTTCAGCACTTGGTTCGCCTGTCGGCTGTCCGTCCATGCCCAATTCAGCGCCGCCGAAGCCGCCGCCCATGCCCATTCCACCGCCGCCCATGGCGTTGGCTTCTTCACCACCGTAAAGCAACTTAAGGTCTTCTGGATCTTCAGAATCGGGGTCAATGCCCAATTCTTCACGACGTAGACGTTCGTTAGTAATAATTTCTTCATCACTCATCTGCAAGTAACGCTTCATAGTGAAACGTGGCGAGAAGTATGGGATGCCATCAGCGGTAGTATAAGAACTTAACAACTGACTATCTAATTCAAGTTGACGATACTTACCAAAGTTGGAAGGTTCTGGTAACAATATACGATACATATTTTCATCAATGCGGATATTACACTTACGTAAGAAGTCCTTGAATTCAGCATCCAATACCTTTTCCATGTACGCCTGCAAACGTTCTATATATAATGAGAAGCGCAATTCTTGTATATAAGCTATACCTACCTTACCATCATTCCATATAGAACCACCATCACCAGACTCCTGCATATAGGAAATTGGTATCTTTAAACCACGCCAGATTTTATGTTGGAAGTATTCAAGGTCAGATAATTCACCAAGACCTTGACCGCCGGGTAATGTTTCAACACGTGATCCATGACCATCTGGACGTTGGGCAAAGTAGAAGTCTTCCGACATTGAATGTGGGTTATATACCGAATCAACTTGTTGTTGACCACCATTCATAGTAGGAATCTTTTTCTGCTTTATTTCATTCTTAATGTTTTCAAGGTACTGCTTAACACGACCAGGATGCATCTTACCAACATCAATGTAAAACACACGACGTTCAGGTGCACGCTGGATACGATAAATCAATACAGCATCTTCTAATAATTCTTTTTGTTTATGTGAACGATAAATTGCACGCAAGATAGATTCACCAAATGGTTGTGTATCAGACATGTCATCGTTTAATGAAAAACGAATGATGGATTTTGCTGGTACGATTTCAGTTTCTTGTTGAGTATCTTGCTTGGCACCCAATGGCATTGAATAGCCACCAGATTTTGGTTTGGTTATATCATTCTTAATCTGCCATGCTACAACTTTAGTAACATCGTATTCAGATACGACGGCAGCGATTACATTCTTAGGATGTATGAACTGCCAGTTGTCGCCCATCTTATCGCCCTTTCTAAAGAATACATCACCATACTTAACCATTAAGCGTGCCGTACTATAAAGACGTTGTGGGAAATTATTCATTTGACCCCAACGACGAAGGGTAGCTTTCAATGTTAATACCGCAGTACTCTCTACATTGTCTTCATCTTCCGTAAGAATGTCCAACTTCAAAGGTTCTTTAGTTTTTGGGTTATTGCCTGTCATTTCTTCAGCAATCGTATCTAATGCACGCGATACTTCAATATCATTGTCCATCAAATCATATTCACGATAACGTGTCATCCTTGACGCGGAACCCTGAATTAACCTTTGATACCATGTGTAGTTATTATACGCACCCGCATCTCCCATTTCTTGGGAGTCGGTCATCTTTGTTGCACCCGTTTGTGGGGTTACAATTTTAAAATAACTTGTATAGTTTCCAGCTTGTGGCATGTCGAGTTCCTAATTTATCTTTAATTACTTATATTTATAGTTGGTTTTATCAGGTAGTTCTTCCGCGAAGCGAATCCACGCGCTGTTGTTCTTTCATTCCAACAACTGCTTGTTTCATGGTTTCAGTTTGTTCTGTTGTCATTTCACCATTTGTTTGCATGAACTTCAACAATCCATCAAGTGTCTCACTAATTTTTTCTTCAACTGTGCTTTTACTCACGCCTTCTTTGGTTTTAGCCTGTACAACATCATCCTCTTTCTTTGCCGCTGCGAGGTCGCGCTTCTTTTGCATTTCATTTATACCTTTTTGAAGTTTCATTTCTTGATTCGTCTTAAGTCTTGCCCTCGACTCTTCACTATCAAATAGGTTTACCATCATGGTATCCCATGTTCCACCTATAACATCTGACAACTTTGCATATTCTTCTGGGTCTTCTTTTAAGTTTTCTGTTATTTTATCGCCAATAAAGGAACCGACTTCCCAAGCACCAATAGCAAGCGTTAATACACCCAACCCCTTAGTTAGTTTACCCATCGAACCACCAGCACCGCCACCAGCGCCACCAGCGCCAGCACCGCCACCACCGAAGGCACCAAATCCAAAGTTCTTAAACATTGTTTTAGCAAGACCACCAACAATAGTTGTCAACAATGCGCCACCTGCGGCAGATGCCAACATTCCAAGGGCACCAACACCAACGGAAGTAACCGCACTATTCTTTGCAGCGTCAAGATAATCTTTTGTAGTGAGTAACTTCTTAATGCCTTCAGCCACTTCGTTTGTTTTTGCTAATTGCTTTTCATCTATTACACGACCTTTTCCTGATTCTACTTCAAATTTATCTACGACATCAGCAAAGCCCGTCTTTTCTGCCATAATTTGCATTGCCATTGATTGACCAAGCGACGAACCAGAACCAGACATCTCACCAAATTTACCAGCGGCTTGTTGGTTTATTTCTGTTATTCTTTTTTGGGCAGCAAGTTTTTCATCGCCACCCATAGTACGCATTCTTACCTGCAAATCAAACAACTCAGCGCCTTCTGCTCCCATTCCCATGGCACCCATCATCGCACGCTGTTTTGCTGCTTGCTTCATGCGTTCTTTTGGATTCATCTTATTCAGGGCTTGGAATGTTTGATTTAACTCTTTAGCACGTTCAATAGTGTAACCCATTGTTTGGTATTCTGCCATGCGACGTTGAATGCCCAATACGTATGCCTTGCGCTCATCGTCTTGTAAAGATAATATTGTTGATCGCATTCCCTGGTCATTGATAAGTTCTGCCGATAAGTTCGCGAATTCTTCTGCTGTATAACCAAGCGCCCGGTAATTTTCCTTATAGATGGAGGTTTGTTGTGCTACAGCATCACCAAGGTCTTTCTGTGATACACCCATACCAGCCACGTTCTTGTGGAACTTACCAGCAACTTGAGCTGCTTCTTCGGAATTTTTAGTAAAACCAACAAGTGATTGTTGTGATGATATTAATGATTGTTGAAAATTCATACCAGCCGTAGCCATTGCAAGATTTTCTACACGGGTATCTTTTAAGACTTTCATATACTCGATCTGAGATATGCCCATGTCCTTAACGCCTTTTATGAATCCTGCGTCAGCTGTAGCTGTCTGTTGTGCAAAACGGGCTTCGTCTTCACCAAGTCTTAAAAATTCTTTACCAAGGGTCTTTACAATACCACCAAACTTAACCAATGCGCCACGCACTGCGTTTGTTTGTTCAGTATACTTACCCATTCGATATGATGCTTCGTTGAAGGCATCACCCATCTTACTTGCTTCTTCGGTTATTTCTTCAGTAACTTCAAGATAATCATCCAATATATAATGACTTTTACTTACTTTGCCGTTTAAGGTGTTTACTTTTCGTATCTTAACACCCATGTCTTTTAAGTTCAGTCCAGCTCTTTCTGCAACAGCACCCAACTTATCCAAATGTGCTTGAACTTCCTCTTCGGTGTCATAACTACCGTTGCCCTCACCAATTGATTTAAGACCAGCAACAACTTGATTCATTGCCTTTACTTCTTCCTTACCCTCAATGATATCACTAAGGTCATTTATTTCTTTCTTTATATTTAAATCTTTAAAGGTTTGCTTGGTTATCTTTTCGTATGCTTTAGTTTGTGCAGAAGTGGCATTTGTTGAATCATTGATAGACTGGACTACTTTTTCATTATACCTTTCATCGGCATCCATTATGCGGTCTACTTGCTTTTCTATATCATTACCAGCGAACATACTGGAGCCGTGACGCTCCCTTGCAACGGAGCGCATCATCTCATCTAATTTACGTAATATTTCGTCAGCATTTTCAGCCATAACTTTTTAACCTATATCTCAGTATCTTATATATTTATATCTTATGATATTAGCGAAAAATATGGTATAAATAAGTACATAAATAAAATAAAAAATAGGTAATATTATGGAAGAAAATAAAAGCGAAACTGTGGCACCTTTGGATGTGAATACCCTTCTACAACGTGTCGAAATGCCTGGAAGTACATTCCAGATGCCGTCACGTGGGCTTTTCTACGAACATGGTGAATTGCGCGATGATGTAGCAATGGGTGAGGTTCATGTACACCCAATGTCCGCATTTGATGAAATATTGATGAAATCAATAGACCACCTCTTTTCGGGGGAAGCTGTTGAAAAGGTATTCAAGAGATGTATCCCACAGGTTCTACAACCCTTAGAATTGTTGGCACGGGATGTTGATTTTCTATTAGTATGTTTGCGTCAGGTTACTTTTGGTGATGATTTGGATGTCACATATGACCATGGATGTAAGGATTCAACCAAACAATCTTATATCGTCAAACTGTCTGAATTTATCCAATCTACAAAAAGAATAGATCCTACTTCTATTGGCAAGGCATATACTACAACCTTGGAAAATGGTCAGGTAGTTAAAATGCATCCGTCCAAATTTAAGGACATATTGGAAATATATCAATCCAATGAATCAGCTGCGATGACTGTAGAAGATGAGTTGGAA